TCGCTCTCAAATATAGACGTTAATCGACTTAAATCTGTAATCTCGACCGCAACGATTAAGGAGAGGAAAGCTTACGCGAGAGACGCAACGGAGCAGCCTAGGAGGTCTAATTTTTTCGGCTCGACAAATAAGACGGAATTTTTAACAGACACCGAGAATACTCGCTGGTTATGTTTTAACCTACTATCGATTAACTGGGGATATAAAAAGAATATTAATATTAAAGAAGTTTGGTCGCAAGCGTTCGCGCTTTATAATGACCTAGAATTTAACGACCAGTTAACAGCAGAGGAGGCGGCGTTCAGAGATTCAAAGAATAAAGACTACGAAATTAACGACCTAGAGAAAGAGCTAATCAAACAACATTTTAGAGTTTGTAAAGAGCACGAGGGGGAATTTTTCTCGAACGCGGATATATTAAAAACTCTGGAGGACGGGGATACTGGGAAAAATTTAAACAGTCGTTTTATTGGGAAAAATATGGTACAGTTAGGATTCAACAAAGGAGTTAGAAAAATGAACGGACATACAGTAAGAGGATATTACGCTAAAAAAGTAATTTCGAACTATAAGACTCTAGACGTTAAGCCAAAAAAATTATTTTAATTATGAATGTAACTGAAAACGAACTGAAAGAGTTCGAAAATAAACTAGGAGGACGGATAATTTATTCGACACTTTTTAGAGATTGCAATACTTTAAAAAAGGATTTTATTATTTATTCGATAATGAATAAATACAGAGCAAGAGGAATAGATAACCAATTTTGTGCGGAGTTTACAAAAGAAACTTTAAACGAGAGCGGAGTTGTTTTAAGGTTTACTCCTTACTATAATACTATAATGTCCAGATTTTATAAAATTCGTAAAGCAATAAGAGACACTAAAAACGAAATTAAGATAAATTAAAATGAGAAAGGTTACGACAAAAATCAAAGAGTTACGTTATTTATTAATGTTTAATGTAACCGTAACTTTGTTAATGTTCAATGAATTACGGTCGAGTTACATTAGTTACGTTAAAAAATACGTTCGAGTAAAGAGTACACGTTATCACTATATATACTATAATAATAATAATATTCTTTTTTATTAATATTTAATGTAACTAATGTAACCACGTCGTAACCCTTTGATATGACTAACAAAAAGAGGTTACGTTATAATGTAACTTAATGTAACCAATGTAACTAGAATTAAAAACAATATAAAAAAATAATTATGCAAGATTCAAAACAGCAAAAAATAACCAGCGGAAAAATAGACTTAACGACAAAAGACAATAAGGATTCTAAAGAGTCGGAGGATAAGTTACAAGCTGACTGTTATCAATGGTTTAACAACACTTATGCTCATTTGAGGGGTTTATTATATCACGTACCTAACGGAGAAAAAAGAGACCCTATAACGGCTAATTTGCTAAAAGGGAAAGGCGTTGTCGCTGGCGTTCCAGATTTAGTTTTTCATTTTAGACAAAAGACATATTTTTTTGAATTAAAAAAACCGAACGGAACTGGTTCAGTATCTAAAGAACAAAAGAAAATACATAAGCAATTAGAACTTCAAGGTTTTATCGTTTGGCTTTTAAATGACTTCGAAACATTTAAAAAGTTAATAGGTTTTATTCTAGATAATAGGTCTCAACAATTTAAACTCGGATTAACAAAAGCAGATTATTACTATAAGCACAAAATTTTTAATTATATTTACAGTCTAGAAGACGCCGACGTAATAAAAATAAATGAAGTTTGCGAACCAGAAAACATCGCAAAATTTATGAATTATATTACAGAATTTATCGCAGATGGTTACGATATTTTAGACGAATGCGAAGTTTTATTTACCCCAGATTATAAAGCGTTTTATAAAAAGAAAAAAGGAAGTATTCAAAAAATTATTTATTAAGAAAATGGAAAGCAAAGCAAAAGACCCAGCATATTGGAAACAACGAAAAAAAAACGGTGTTAAGTTTATAAAGGAATCTAAGAAAGTTGGACGCCCTAGAAATTTAGAATCACCAGAACAGCTCTGGGAATTGGCTTGCGATTATTTCGAACGTTGCGACGGTGCTCCGTGGTTGCGTACAGATTTTAAAGGCAAAGAAGTTGAAGAGGTTGAAATACCAACCGCAGCTCCTTATCTCTGGTCTGGTTTTGAAGACTTCTTATTTGAGAAAATAGGGGTTACAACCCTAAAAGATTATAGAACAGCCAGCAGAAAGACAGACGAAGAGTTAGGGGAAAAATATAAAATATATAGAGATTTTTCGGAAGTCATTACGCGCGTTGACGCGATTATGACTGGACAGAAAGTCTCGGGGGCTTTAGTCGGTGCTTATAATTCTAATCTAGTCGCTAGACTCGAGGGGCTCGCAGAGAAAACCGAAGAGGTTGGAGCTGTTGGGGGGCGTCCTCAATTTGTTTTCGTAAACAAGCAGCAACCAAATGAGTAAGCTTATTACATTTTCAGAGAAATATAATCCTTTGTTTGATTTACTCCTCGCTCGTAAAACGGTCGAGGAGCTCTCGTTTAAGGGCGCGAGCAAAGAAGACTGCGAGTCTGCGGAGCTCTGGGAGAGACTGGTTAAAAATCCAGAGGAATATAACTTAACAATAGAGGACGCGGACAACCTTATGTCTGGAGCTGACGAATTAAGGTTTAAAGGTTTGAGCGTCGAGGACTCTGGGGTTTTAGCTTATTACTTGCCGCTCTCGAAAGTGGACACGGTCTTAATGTCTGGAGGGCGGGACTCTGGAAAGACGTTCGGACTAGGTTGTTTTGTCGGGGCTTCGACGAGTCAATTCGACCATAGAGTTCTCTATACTCGTCAAACTATGACCTCAACTAAAAACTCTATCGCCAAAGCTTTAGAGAACCGCCTCGAGATTATGGGAATTGATAGTTACTATAAATATGCTAACTACGATTATATTTCTACTTTAGGCAAGGGGTTAATTTCTATTACTGGACAAAAGACGAGCTCTGGAACGCAGACGGCAAAATTAAAATCTCTGGAGGATTACTCGATATTTATAACTGACGAGGGCGAGGAGCTCGAGGACTTAGAGGAATGGAAAAAAATAAAACGTTCTATTCGTGCGCAAGACGTCCAATGTTTAAATATAATTTCATTTAACCCTCCGACGAAATCGCATTGGTTATTTAAAGAATTTTACGAGGGCGTCCCAGAGGGATTTAATGGAGTTATAAATAACGTCCTTTACATACATACGACATACTTAGACAATGGAGAGGAGAATATGGCGGAGCATAACTGGAGGGATTACGAAAATTTAAGACGTGTTTACGAATCGTATTTAAAAGTCCCTAAAAGCAAACGTAAAGACCTCCCAAGAAAAATACAACTCCAAGCTCGAGAATATAAAAATACTATTCTAGGAGGATTCAGAGACGTAGCGGAGGGAGTTATATTCGACTATACTATCGGAGACTTTGTCGAACCAGAGTACGGACTCGTTTACGGAGCAGACCAAGGATACACGCACCCGTCAACAGTTGTAAAAGTCAACGTCGATAAAGACCAAAGGAAAATTTATTTAAAAGAGATTTACTACGAGACAGAACAAACGACGGACGTAATTGTAGACTCTATTCGAGAAGAGGTTGGGTTTGACCCGATCTGGTGTGATAGCCAAGCGGCTTTATTTATAGCGGATTTAAAGAAAGCTGGTCTAAATATTCGAGGCGTTATAAAGCCAAAGATAAAAGACTCGATTAACGCTATGTTAAATTTTGATATTATAATCGAGAAAAATTCCTTAAATTTACAGCGAGAGTTCTCGGAGTATCGCTGGAGTAAGACGAAACCAGACGAGCCAGTCGACGACAATAACCACGGAGTAGACGCGGCGAGATATGGGTTCGTAATGAAAATGCGAGAGAGAATCGCACAACCTTTATAACTTTAAATATTGAATTATGGCAAGAACAAAAAAGAAAGTCGAGTTAAAAAATTTAGGAAAGCAGTACGTTAAAGAGGCTCTTTTGCGAGTGCATCCATTTTTGAGAGTACCTTATCGAACCATTAAAAAAGAGGAGCTCGAATCTAAAGAAGTGTTATTCGAATTATTCCCAGAGACTAAAAATTTATCTGGCGTAAATTTAGATTTATCATTTTATAAACTATATGCGATTTATGCGTTACAGAACTAAAAACGATATTAATTATTTTAAGTTTCTGGAGCTATCTAAAAACATAATAGACGACTCAGATTCTAGGCACGTTCTCGAGGAGGCTTATTTAATTTTCGTTCCAAAAAGTATAACAGCTTTTGCGAGAGCATTAGAGACGGACGGAAAGTTAAAGAGTCGATTTATTCTAGATATTGATTTCGAGAAAACTGGAGGAGCTGGGAGGTTTATAGACGCGGACACGTTTCAAATTGACGGAGAGACATTGTTGTTATTTAAAACGTTGCTTAAACCTAAGAGACGTTATTTATTTTGGCGTTACGATATTGAGAAACATTTATCTCTAAGGGAGGCACAATCTGTTTTAGCCGTTTGGGAAAAATTCATAGCAGAGATTAAAGCGTCTTACGATTATATCTATAACCCTCCGATAAGAGTTCAAATTGGCGGGGATATGAATACGCAAGGAACTTACGAGCGTAAAGCTTTCGCAGAAATGTACGGGGGATATATGGAAATGACGTACTTACTAACTAACGGACACGCGCTCGACGAGGAGAAAATTTGGAGCTGGTCTTTACATAGATTTTTGTTTAGAGGGGAGTATGCGTTACGCAAGCGAGACGTAGAAAATATAAAATAATAAACGTATATGTTACTAACTAACATATATATAAAAAATTATTAAAATGAATGAGACAAGTACAATAAACAATTTTATAATAGCTTTATTCGACGGTAATAAGCTCGTTAATACAATCTCGATAGTTCCGACGAATAGTCTAAATTTAAACAAAGGGACTATATTACCGTTAGTTAATATAGATATGTTGTCTATTGACGTTCAATTAGACGTCTTAGTTTATGAGTTTAAAATTACAGTTATCCAGCAGAGAGATATTAAACCAAAAAAAACAGACTCTAAGTTGTTAGGGGATTCTAATTATTTGGATAATATAAACGAGACGACCTCGATAGCTCAAAGATTTATAAATGTATTAACGCATCAAAATAACGACGAAAATATCGAGATAGTTAGCCAAACAGATTTAAACGTTTTAAAGAACTGGAGAGGAGACGGGCTCGACGGGGTTCAATTTACTATCGAGTTATCTATTCCGAATATAGGGACGTCATGTTAGAGGATAAGGAGGTTAAAAAAATAGCGCAGAATATTGTAAATATTTCTAAGCGTTCCGCACACGTAGACACGGGGGCTTTACGTAGGTCTATTTCTTACACGTATGTAAGAGAAGTCGTTATATTTAGAGAGTTGTTCTATGGGCAATTTTACGAGAACTCATTACTCGAGAAAAACGCAAGGCGATTAATGCCAAACGGGACGGAGTGGAAAATAGTTTATACTAATTTCGGAGGAGAGACAGTCGAAATAACACCAACAAGAAAGGGTCGAGCTAGTCAAATAAGCATTTTAAAAAATTTAACTAGCGGAACTACAAATAAAATAAAAGCTTTAATTGCTAGGAATAAAGCTAAAAAACTCAAAGCAAATGGCGAAGCGACGGACTAAGATACAGATAGACGCCGACAAAATAATTAAGGCAAAATTAAATGATACTGGAGAGAAAATATATCTAGAAGCTCGAGCGACGTCTAGAGTTGACACGGGGCGTTTAAGAGATTCGGTTAACTATATGGTTAAACCAGACACGACGCTAACGATTGCACAAGTTTTTTACGGTAAATATAATTATCCTAAAGGGGTTAATTCTGGAGAGAAAAACGCTCTCTTAATTGCCGCTCAAAAATATATCGACGGAACTACTAAACTAATAATTACAGAAATAAACGACGCTTTATTACAACCATTTAAAGACTAAAATAAAATGAGTACACCGACAACGCTCCCAACTGGGGACAGAACATTGATAGACGACGCGAGCCAGATAACTTTCTGCGGGTCTCCTATACATTTAAGATTACAGAACGATTTAAAAGACGCAACTATACAAAGCGCGTATGTTTATTTATGGATATGGAACGGAAACCAGAACAAATCTCTCGGAGCTCCTAATCGAGTTTTATTTAAAAAGAAAGTTTCGGCGGCGGATACTTATATTAATTTCGAGATAGCTGATTATATTAGAGCGTTTCTAGAGACTCCAGATAACGCCCTGAATACAAACCAACCTAATTTCGGTTATAATCATTTTACGCCTCCAGCTATGACGGGACAAGGTGTTTTCTGGCAAATAGTAACCGACGTAACCTCTGACGCTGGGACGGTTCGTTATAATTACGAGACTAATTTCGCGACGCTTGGCTATCGCTGGAATTACGAACAAAATTATATTAAAAATAATAGCTTGTCTCCTAACGGTTCAACTGGATTTCTAACACCTGTTAACAAATGGTACAATGAAAAAATATCTAATTATTTTTCTCAAACATTCAATCTGACTAATTTAATAACTGCGGCAACCACGGCGAATATGATTAATTATACAGCTGTTAATCCTCCAGCATCTTGGACTCGTTGCTCTAGAGATTCGTCCTTAATAGTTTATTTAAATAAATTGGGACTCTGGGAACTATTTACTCCGCACGGAAAAATAACAGCCTCTAGCTCGATAGATTCAGAGGTGCAAAACAAAGGATACAGAGACCCGAGTCAAATAGATAATACATTTGTACATTCTAAAATAAGAACGAGTCTAGACGTGGCTCAAAGCTGGATTATAAATACTGGGTCTTTAAAAGAGGACATGATTAATGACGTTGAACAAATAATTTATTCTCCAAAAGTTTATTTAATTGTGTTTAACGGAGAGGTTCAAGAAGTTAGCACGGTTGGAATAACAATCGATTCGACCTTAGTATCTATCGACGACACTAATATAACAATTGACTCGCAAACGGTTACAGAGGAGTTAGTAGGTAACTTCAAAACATTTCAACAAATACCCGTTATCGTTAAAGATTCTGATTTTGTGAGAAAAAATCGAGTAAATGATAAGAATAATATAGATTATAATATTAAATTTGAAGAGACAACTAATAAAATTTTAGACATTCGATAAAATGGCAAATATTATAACAGAGGTTTTTGTTTCTTTAGACGGAGCGAATTATGTTAAACTCGATTTACATAAGGACGAGAGTTTAAATTTAAAGTTTACAAAAAAAGACCTCCAAGATTTAAGTAAAATTTTTGCTCCATTCTCGCAAGGATTTACATTCCCAGCGACTCCAAAAAATAGAGCCGCTCTTGGTTTTTTTGGAGACACAGATATTATAAAAATAAATACGGAAAGTAAATTCGATGCAAAGCTTTATACTGGTGGTATATTAAATCAAACTGGATTTATAAAGCTGGAGAATCTAGCTTACAGAAATAAAAAGCCGACCGATTTCTCGGGCTCTTTTACGTCAACAATGACGAACTTAAAAGATAAAATCGGAGACGATTACTTAAAGGACTTGTCCGATTCTGCGGCGTTAGTTAGCTGGAGTAATGAGGGTATTCAAGAGTTATTAACTAGCGTTAAAAATTTAGATTTAGACGGGATTAACATTAAACATTTTGTCCCTTTAGTTTCTGTGAATAGGGTCTGGACTTATGATTTAACAGAGAACAGCACTTTGCTAGATAATATCGCGTACAATCAAGCGACACCGTTAGACTCTTCTAATTTAATCAAACCAGAGGAGCTCCGACCAGCAATTTATTATAGCTCTATTCTTGAATTAATCAAAAAAAAATATAATTTATCTATAATCTCGCCGCTAGAAGAGCGCGAGGAGTATAAAGATTTAACGGTGTGGTGTAATTCCGAGAGAATAGTTAATAACGATTACAAGATTCTACCTATTTTAAACGGTTTCGGCTCTCTTGGGTGGTATGATTCTAAAAATGAGGGGGGTATTCCAGATCCTAAAAAATACACAATATCGACAAATTTAACAAACAATACTTTTACAGTAAACAAGCGTCCGTTACCTTTTTCTAACTCGTCTAATTACATAGAAAACGCGTTCCAATTTAGAGTCTCTTTCGAGGGGGTTATTATAACTGGCGGAACTGAAACTCCAGAGGTTAATATTCAATACGTAAGAGCTGCGGACGACGTTGTATTTAAGACAGAGACTTTCTCTCTGGAGGGTAACTCGTTTAATTGCGTTACTCAAATAGACGACGAGTTATTTATCGGTTTAGATTCTTTAGAGTTCTATATTAAAGTTCAATTCTTACAACCAACCAGCTGGAGTAGTTGCAATTTTAGAATATTTTTTAGATACTACGACGGGAAAACTGGCTGGTTTTCCAGAAAGGAATACGCTTGGTATTATTACGACTCATTAATGAATAATAACTCGCCTTTAGTTTCGACGGATAATATAGATTTAATTAAAAGTTTGCCAGCGATAAAAGTAGCTGACTTTTTGTCCTCGCATTTTAAAGCGTTTAATATATCGGTTCTGGATACGTCTCCAGATAATGAGTCTTTATTTTGGCTAACTCCAGAGGATATAAATTCTAAAAATAAGGTTTACTCAAAAGCTGTTTTGGATTATACGAGTTACGTAAATACAAAAGAACATGACAAAGAGAAGCCAAACGACTATAATTATTACAATTTTAAACACGCTACTAGCGATTATTTTTCTAATAAAAAATATATAGAAGCTTTTAATTTAGAATACGGACAAACCGTTTATCCAGATATAAAACCAGCCGACCCGAACGAGTTTAAAGTCGAGACGGCGTTCTCAATAATACCTCCAATAAATTTAAAAGGTACAAATATAATAACAGCTTACGGATTTACGAACGATAGTCCAGACGTTTTAGCAACTGGAGAGACTCGATATACTCCTAATTACGACGAATTAACTTTGTTTTATTCCCACGGTTCGACGGAGTGCGCGACTCTTGGATATTTAGGAGTCAAACTCCAGCAAGCTTATTACGGTTATTTTATCAAAGTAAAGGGAGTTTATCCTCTTAATAATTATATAAAAGTTACTCCAGTTAGTAAGAACGGTTACTCTTTTGGATTTTCTAAATTAAAAATTAACGGTATAGAGTTTCAAAATAGTTTATATTTGCGTTATTATGAAGAGCAGACATCGAGATTATTAGACCCTAACGTATTGAGTCAAATTTTCGAATTAACTTTACCTCCTAGCGAGATTTATTTAAACGATTCGACTATGATACAAGGAGCTGGGCAAACCCCAGCTGGGTTCAGACTTCAAAACGATATAATAATAGGAGAAAATCTGTTCTCTATTGTTGACGCAATTATAGACGTAACAACTGGAGAGGCTAAAATCAAATTTTTAAATTACTAGAGTAATGGCACAAGAAGAAATCGAACAAAAAGTTAAAATTACATACGAAACAAACGCAGAGAAGACGGCGAAGAAAGTCGATAAGCTAGACAATAGCGTAAAAAAGACAACAGACTCTCAAAAAAAATCTAAAAAATCAACTGACAGCCAGAATAAAGGACTCGAAAGTTTAGGAGGTGGACTTGGCGGGGCTATTAGCGGCTTTAAAGGACTTATTAAACAAGCTTGGCTCTTAGTGGCTAATCCAGTTGGTCTCGTTATAGCGGCTATCGCGTTAGCTCTTGGGGGATTGTTTAAGGCTTTTACTTCGACAAAAGCTGGAGCGGAAAAATTCGACCAAATTATGGACGGGATTTCGGCTACTATTGACGTAGCTCGAGACAGAATTTTAAAAATTGCTGGAGCTATTGGCAAGTTTTTTTCTGGAGATTTTGCGGGGGCTCTGGCAGACGGGAAAGCGGCTGTCTCTGGT